ATCCAGTAGATTCTCGGCCGCATCCATTGTGATATCGGGGTAGTTTCGCTGCAAGGCTGCGGCTACGATTTCGACCAAAACCGCGATCTGGGTTTCGCCCATCTGCGCTCCGATTTCAGAAAGCTGACGGACTTTCGGCATCAGCCGGCGCAGCTGCCCGAGGGTCAAGGGAGGCACCGTCCATTCCTGGCCGCCCATGGTTACGGCTACGCCCGGGATCATGTTTCCCTCTCGGCGGCGGGCCGCCTCTGCACGGCAATTCTGATCATTCGACGGTGCTCAGATAACCAATTGTGCCCGACGCATCGGCGAACGCCATGAAGTCGAGCTCGCTGATCGTCCAATCGTCGATCTTTGTCGGCATCGACAGCTTGTTTGCCGTGCAGGCGTTGAGCCGCAGCGCCGTGCCCTCGCCGCTGTACGTCGTGTAGAACGTCGCCTTGAAGGTTGGCGTCGTCCCCATCAGCTGATTTGTCAGTGTCAGCTTGTTGCCCGAGGCGGCAATATTGTAGGTGTACGAGATCAGCAGCGCCGCATTCGCGTCAGCTGCCGAGAACGTGTAGACGCCGGTTGCAAAATTGACCGAGTATTGCCCCGCTGCGGAAGGCGTCGTTACCCGGTTGAAGCGCTTGCCATTGGCCGCGTAAGCGACCCCTAAATCGTCATTATAGCTCGATGCGTTGGCCACGGTCGCGGTATAGGGGGTGACAGCCGGCACGATTGCGGCCTCCAGTTGCGATACCGCGAATTGGCCGGTGGCCACCGCCGCACCGAAAAAAATGTCGGTGTAGAGAAGACCTAGAATCTGGGCAAACTTTGCTTTGCCGCTGATCTTGCCCTGACCGCGGGCAATCGCCACTGGAAACTGAAGCTGGCCGTACAGCTCCTTGTCAGTCCAATCAAAGTCGATCTGAATGTCCTGGAGCACGCCGAACTGGCGCGGGCCGATCCCCGAGCCGATCACGTCGGTGCGCTCGCCCCACAGCGCACCCGAGCCGAAGCTGAGCTGCATTTTAAATACTCCCTTCCAAATCCTTGTCCCCGATCGCCGCCTGGGGCACGTTCTGAAGCTCGGCCAGAAGCCGTTTCAGTGTCTCCTTGGCGGCGTGGGCAACATTCCATGCCGCGGTGTCGCGGGCCACCGCCGAGCCTGGGAAATGGTCTTCCCACCAGCGTTCGACCAACCGGTTTAGCGGGCTCGGAAGAATAGCGTGCGCGTTGTCCAGATGCTCCATGATGTCCTCCGATGCGGCCGCCAGGTGTCGGGGGAGAGCCCCGGCGCTTGCTCAGACGCAGACGATCTCGACCGGAACGATCGCGATTGCCTGGTCGCCGAGCACGCCCTCGTCGGTTTCGATCTTGCCGGCGATGTAGGCATGGCTGACGATGCCCGGCAGCCCGAGATTTTGAATGCCGGTAGCGGGCGCCGGCGCCAGCGCCCGTTCAAGCGCGTCGAGCAAGGGGTTTAGGATGGTTGCCGGCGCCACGTAGGGGTCGCTTGAATGGACGTAGATGTAAAAGTCCGCATAAAGCGTCCACACGATCGGCGCGCCCAACGCCTTCACCGCGGCGTGGCCGCCCTTTTCGCTCATCGACAATGCCGGCTGTTCAATTGGCGCCACGTCGGACCAATGCCGCAATCGACGATTGGCGCTGGCAAAGCTCCACGCGCCCGAGCCCACGGCCCACAGCGCCGAATAGATTGCTTCCCGATCGATCATCAGCTCAATGCCTCGCGGACCGCATCTTCGATGTTTGCGGCGATATCCGGCGCCATATCATCGAGCGCCGAGCGCAGGAACGAGCGTTGCGGCAGGTCCATCCGCCGGCTGTGTGCGCCGACGCTGATCGATTTGGCGGCGATCGGATGCCCGAACGCCTGCTTGATTTCGCGCAGGCTTGCGCGAACATTGACAGTGCCGGTAAATCCGTATTCCTGGGCTGCAGCATAATCGAGGTCGCTGTACACTGTCGCTCCGATTGTGCTGCCGCTCTGGTCAATTTGCAGGGCGATGCTCTGCTTAAGCAAACCGCTGCGGACCTGCAATACCTGACCGCTCAGTCTATCCTGCTGGACACTGTTCTGCAGATCGAGGCCGAGTTTGGCGATTGCTCGCGCCACACCCGCGCTGGCGGCATCTCGCATGACGCGCAGCCGATCAAGCGCCGCGGCGGCGCCGAGGAGACTGGCCGAGATCACAACACGCCCGCGACGATCGCCGGGTCAGTCCCGGTCTGAGCCATCATCACCGGATAGCCGGCGATCGGGGCTACGACCCGGTATTGTTGCAGCAGGGTCATTATCGAGGCGCTCATGTCCTTTTGCGAGTAGCTGACTGTCTCGCCGCCGCCGACTGACTTCGACACTTCTCCGATTCGGGTGCGTTCGCGGTAGCGCAGGGCTACGAGCTCGATGCAGGCCTGGGCGATTTCGGGCGGCGGCATCGCGTAGCCGGCTGTATAGGAAAAAACGACGTTCTGCGCCCGGCGTGTAAAGTAATAGCCGCGCACTGACAGTTGCGTCGGCGAGAAGACGTAGCCCGCAGTCAAGCCGGTGCTGGGCAACGCAGGCGGCGCCGGAGGGATCGTGATGCCATCTATGCTCAGCGCTAAAACGGCGGAAACCGGAAAGCAGGCGAATTGAAGTCTCTGGCCGCCGGTTCCATCGCGCGTCTCGAGATAATCGGCGGTGGCGATCTGACGATTGAGCCATGTCTGGATGTACTGGCTCGCGGCCGTTATCAGCCTTGTCAACAATGCGTCGTCGGTCGGCGGAAATGCACTCTGCCCGGTCTGCAGCCAAGCTTTGACGTCAGCCAGGGTGGTCAAGTCGCCAAAAGCCATCATGCCCGTCCTCGCGGCTCTTCAACCATTGCCTGGGCCAGAACCGGCGCCCAGGCGCGCTCCAGCCTGGCGACGTCCTCGTACATCCTGCCGCAAGCCGAGCGCGCCTCGTCAGCGCCAGCCGCCGCAATCAGCAGCGACATCAATATTGTGCTGACCGCGTCAAGAGCCGCGGGCCAGCCGTGAGCCGCGGCAGCGTCGGTAACCGCGGGGTTGATCGTCTTGATCGCCTGCCGAACGGTTTCGACGTAGACCGCCTCGTCGATCCCCGACATGGTTAGCCCTCCATCAAAGGCAAATTTGGCGCCTTGGTCATTGCCGTAGACCTTGTCGGTCTGGGCTATTGCCGCGCTACACCCTCTGGCGGCGGGGTCGAGACGAAGCCATGCGCCATCAGATCGGCGACAGCCTCGGCCGGCACGAGGGTATCGCCGTTCCCGTCAACCCGATATTGGACTCTGGCGTAACTGCATGCACCTGCAGTATCGTGATGCAGTCCGACCACAGCAGCCGTGGGCCGGTCGCAAGATTGCCGCCTCGCCTGGCGAGCTTTAGTGTATTCCGCCACGGCGAATCCGCCGTTCCTGATCAGGTAAACCGCAGCTTCGAGCGGCACATTCACCAGGCCGTCAATGCCGACGCCATAGCGCGTGGTGCCGTGATTGGCCTCGTCCTGGCCAAAGACCGCACGTAGCGCTATCGCGTCGGGCATCGCTCGTCAGCCGTTGGCGATGTTGGTGATGACGCCCATTGCGAACGGGGCGTACACCGCGAGCACCTCTTCGGCGTAAACGCCGACTTGGCGCTGGCGGGTTACGATCGGCCAGTCGATCTGGTAGTAGTCCTGACGAGTTTTGATTTCGGCGACGTTCGGGACCTCGTTCGACTGGTATTGGATCGGTAAATTCTCAGCCCACCCAAGTATAGTCCCTGGCGGAACGCGGGGGTGGATCCTGATCGGGATGCGAAGCCCGCCATAGATCGCAAATGGGTTGTAATAGAATTGCACGATGCCGGAAGCGGTCAGCTGATATTCGCCTTCGCTGCCGTCAGCGGGGCTATCATAGCGCAGCAGCGGTCCCGACGCATTCGACAGGACCTTGGTCGTGATGTTCTTCAGCTCCTGGGCGTTGACGTACAGCACGGTTGGCGACAGCTCGAAATTGTTCCACATCGCCTGGAACATGTTGTCGATCTCGACCACCGAGCCGCGACCTGACGCTGTCAGCGTCGTGCCGGTACCGGCCGCCCCGGTCACCAAAGTGTTGACGTAGGCATTCGAGCCGTTCTTCAGCGCGGTCGTTAGCAGACCGTCATAGGCGTAGCTGGGATTGGCCGAATTGTCCATTGTAACGGCCGATTGCGACTGGTTGCCGGTCGCGAGCGGCGCCGACACTGCTAGGCTGTTAATGGTGGTGATCGCCTGAAGGGTCTCAGTGCCGGTCGAAGTCGAGATAAACCAGGCATAGGCGACCGCCCCCTGCAACGGGCTGACGCTGCAAGACAATATCTGGCCTACGGTCACCGCCTGGCCGGCCTCGCCGCTAATGTTCGACGAGCCGCCGGCGAGCGTGAAGTTCTTGCCGTCGACGCCGGTGACCGTCTTGGTGGTAGCGACACCGGCCGTGACGCTGGAGTTCTGGTAGCCCTCAAGGGTTAGCGCGACGACCTTCACGAAATAAGTAGCGCTCGGCAGCGTTCCGCCAGTGCCTGACGCCGACAGGGTCGGGGTCGCCGGCGTGCCGAGCTGCAGCGAGGCGTTGCCGGCGAGGATCGCCATCTCCTCCTTCAGCATCATCTTTTGCAGCAGGCGGAAGGTCATGCGCGCCTGGATGTCTTCGAACTCGCGGCCGGCGGAAATCGCTTCAAAGGTGGCGGCGTCTTCCTCGCCGATGGTCACAAACGTCGCGGATTTGCTGGAGGTTGAATACGACATCTGGCCAGAGCGCTGGCCTTCCGGCACCCACCCCATCGCGTCGAAGCCGGAGCCGATGATGGCATTGACCTGACGCCAATTGGTTGCCGTGCCGGTGCCGCCGCCGACCCGCGGCATGACGTTGCGGATCGGGGTGACGAAGGGATAGAGGTTTTTTGCCGGCGCCTGAAGATCGTAGGCAAGCAAACCCGTCGCCGTAGATATCGACTTGGTCAGCGCATCGTCCGGCGCGGCCAGAGCCATCTTCAACAGCTCCAGCGATTCCTGTGTGATCGAACTCATTTACGGTTCCTCCCAACAGGGGGGCAAAGAAAAACCCGGCGACGTGCCGGGTTCGGTTACGGCCTCAGGGCCGGATCTACTCGCCGCGCATGTCCTTCATCGGGGCCAGACCAGGCGGGTGGATGGGGCGGGCGTAGCTCGCCTTTATCAGAGTTAGGGTCTGCTCTTCCTTGCTCATTTGAGAAAAGGCCGCGGCAAGCTCATCAGCCGAGAACGAAACGCCGCCCGCATCTTGTTGTTTGGAAATCGCGCTGATGTTCTTGGCGATCGCGAGCGGCGGCAGCGGGGTGCGGGCAATATCCTCGACCCGCTTTGTCAGACGGTCGAGCCGCGGGACGATGTCGCTCAGAGTCGCGATCAAGGCCTCTTTTTCGGTCCGCTCCCCCGCCAGCATCTTGGCGAGATTTCCCGCGGCGACCTTCACCGGCTCGAGCGCCGTCTCTTGCGATTCCATTTCGCCGCCATCGCATTTTGCGCCGGCGGCAACCAGCTGATCATGCGCGGTCGCAAGGCAGCCCAATGTCTGCTGTGAGTGTCGAGCGCCGACTTTGGCGGCAATACAGCAGGCGCCGTCCGTCAGCTTGCCGATGCAGTCGTGAGCAACATCCATCAGCGCCTGATGGCCTTGTCCCCTCTTGCCGAGCGCCGCCGCCACCATTTCCAGCACCCCGGCGCCGGCCCCCGCCCCACCCACCGGGCGCATCGATGGGTCGACCGCGGAATTTTCGCCCGCCCGGAATTCCGGCGCCGTAGGACCGATCATCGGGGGCCGGCCCTGCGGGTTGCCCGCGTCCTGGACAGCGGCCTCCTCGCTCGCCGTCGCGCCGGCCGCTTTCAGAGCGTCGCGAGCCTGGGACATGTGGCTCTTTTCGGAGAACAGCAGACCCTCCATCTCCATGCATTTATCAAGGGCCTGGTAAGCTAGATCGAGAAGCGCCTGGTCGGCGTCGCTGTGCTTGGCCTTGGCGAGGATTGCGGCGGCGAGTTTCATCATTCTCGCGCCTCGGCCCTTGCACAAATCGGCGATGAGCGCGCCGCCGCCGACCCCCGCGGCCATGACCACAATCTCCGCGGCTCTCGGTTCCGCGGGCTCCCCGCTGATTTCCGTGTCGTTCAGGATCTCGCTGGTCTCCTCGGCCACCAATGCGTTCAGAAACCCGCACAGCTCGGCGATGATCGCCTGCAATCTTGACGGCTGCGGGGATTCGTCCCCCTCCATCGCTGCCTCGATCGCAAGGCTCTCCTGCAGCCAGTTCAGGTCGAGGATGATCCGCGCAACATGGCCGACATCCCACAATGCCTTTGTCAGCGCGAAACTAGTCGACGTTCCGCCGGCCTTCTTCCCGTCCCCTGCGGAGGGCGGGCCGTCCTTGTCGATTTTTTCTTTCCAGGCGGCAATGATGCGCGCCTTGACTTTGTCGAGCTGGCCCGCCGTGTATCGCTGCGCGTTGCTCGGCCGATTGATGAAGTTCCAGGCGGCGCGAACGTGCGTTTCGTTGTCGATCG